GGTGTTATAAAATCTATAGAAGAAGACAACAAAGGTTTATACATCAAAGGTAAATTAGTCTTAGGCACACAAAGAGGACGAGAAACTTACGAACTCATGAAAGAGGGTGCATTGAATTCTATGTCTATTGGCTACAGGCTACAAACAGATGGTTATAAATATGATGATAAAAACAAACGCAGAATAATCAAAGAAGTTGACCTTATGGAAATTTCTATGGTTACATTCCCAATGAATCCAAAAGCTAACGTTACGAAAGTAAAATTAGCGAACATGGACGTAAGAGAGTTAGAAAAATATCTATGCGATGTAGGTATGTCTAATTCTGTTGCAAAACACAGTGCGAGTATACTGCATAAATCTTTTAATAAAGAGCAATGTGACGTTGTTGATAGTATTAAGCATTTAATTAACACACTTAAATAAAGAGGACTAAAAATGTCAGAAGAAATCAAAGAAGTTCTTGACGGACTTGGTAAAGGTTTTGAAGAATTCAAATCTGAAAACCAAAAACGTTTAGACGAAATTGAAAAGAAAGGACATGCTGACCCTTTACTACAAGAAAAAGTTGATAAAATGTCAGAAGAAATTGCTTCACTTGCTGAAGTAAAACAATCTGCTGAACTTCAATCTAAAAATCTTGAAGATGCTAAATCAAAAATCGAAGCACTTGAAACTATTATGTCTAGACCATCTAATGTTAAATCAGAAGATGTAGATGTAAGAGTTAAAGCGTTTGGTGATTGGTTGCGTAAAGGCGAAGTAGACGAAATGGAAAAGAAAGCACTTTATGAATCAGACGATACACTTGGTGGATTTTATGCACCTACAGAGTATGTAGAAGAAATCATTAAAAATGTAACAGAAATTTCTCCTATCCGTTCAATTGCAAGAATAAGACAAACAAACAAAAGAGGAATCGAGATTCCAAAAAGAACTGGACAGTTCTCAGCTCAATGGGTTGCAGAAACTGGCACCCGTTCTGAAACAACTGGTTACACAACTGGTCTATTACAAATTGATGCACACGAACAGTATGCATTAGTTGATATCTCACAAGCTATGCTAGAAGATTCAGCATTTAATTTAGAGTCAGAAATGGCTTCTGAATTCTCTGAACAATTCAGTAAAGCAGAGGGTACAGCATTTGTAAGTGGGTCAGGTGTTGGACAACCTTTAGGTTTCACAGATTCTACTGCAGGTGTTGGCTCTACCAATTCAGGTAGTGGCTCTGCACTTACAGCTAATGGTTTGTTAGACTTAGTATATGCAGTTAAATCTGAATACTTAGGTAATTCAAGATTTGTAATGAATCGTGCAACGTTCGCTAAACTTCTACAATTAGAAGATGGTGAAGGTCAAAAAATATTCCACGTTGGATTAAATCTAGTTAATGGTGCTCCTAGCACAATAGTTGGATTTCCATATGTGTTAGCAACAGACATGGCTGATATTGGTGGTAGTGCAAAACCTATCGCTTTCGGTGACTTTTCTAGAGCATACACAATCGTAGACAGAGTTAATCTTTCAGTAATGAGAGACCCATACTCACAAGCTACAAGTGGTAACATTAGATATGTTGCAAGACGTAGGGTTGGGGGAACAGTAGTTCTACCCGAAGCAATTAGACTACAAAACATTAGTGCATAACGGAGGATAGCATGAGAGATATTTCAAATATAACAAAAGCTGTTACATGCCAAGACGCTAAAGTTTTTACTGCTGATGCAAATGGTACAACAGTCGACAGAAAAGGATTTGAATCCTTAATGTTTGTCGTAAATAGTGGTATAGAGGGAGATACATTATCAGGTAGTGTGAAGTTTGATTTCATACTTGAAGATTCTGATGATGATTCTACATTCTCTGCTGTTACATCATCTACTTCTGTTACAGAGGGAAGTGTTGATAGTAGTGGAATCTTCTTAACACTAGATGCTAACGGTGAAACACCCCAAACTAGCCAAATAGGTTACATAGGGTCTAAACGTTACGTTAGAGTCAAAATTGATGCTACAGGAACTCATTCAAATGGTACTCCTATTAGCATACAAGGAGTCTTAGGAAATCCTATGGATTCAGAGGACGCTTAGTTAGTCTTTAACTAGACTGGTGGTGCAGGTTTGCTCATTGTCCTGCACCACTTAAAGAGATATGATATGTGTATGAATACACCATATTCAAATAAAGAGATGGCTATAATAAAAGCTATCTACAAGATTGACAAAGATGCGAAGTTTCGTATCAAAGGAAATCTAGAGGGTCGTATTGACTTTTTATATGGTGGTATTGAATGGGAAAGTAATCCGATATCTTGGGAACAAGTTGTTGAAAAAATGTATGAATTAGAGGTGCAAAGTGAAAATTAAAATGTTGATAGATGCGTGTGGTACTGCAAACGAAAGTGGCAACGCAACAAAGATTTATAAAAAAGATGAACACGTTGAGTGTAATGATAAATGGCAAGAAGATTTAGCAAGTGTATTTGTAGCAGAGGGTCAAGCTATGGAAATTAAAACCGTAGAGCCAACTGAAACAAAAACAAAAGCAAAACCTGTAACAAAAGTAAAAAGAAAAAAGACAATTAAAAAATGACACGTTCTATAGGAACAGACTTTCAAGCACAACTTGACAGCTCAGAGTTACAACCTTTTTTTGCTGTTTCTATAAATTATACTGACCCACTAAATATCTGGACTGGTTACAATGAAATAACTTTTGGTGGTGTTACTTATTTTCCATCAGGTAATTTATTAGGTATAAGTGCAGTTGATGAATCAGCAGACATAAGAGCAAATGGTATTAGTATTTCTTTATCAGGTTTAGACAACAGTATTATTTCTTCAGCACTAACAGAAGATTCTCAAGGTAAAGTAGTTAAAGTATTTTTTGGAGTCGTAGCCACCGTATCAAATGAAACCCAAGTAGTTGATACACCTTATCAAACTTTTGAGGGTTTTATAGACACTATGAGTATCAATGAAGATGGTGATGGAACTGTAGTTGCTATTACAGTAGAAAATAAATTAATTATTTTAGAACGACCTGTAGAAAGACGTTACACAGACCAAGACCAAAAAGAATTTTTTACAGATGATAAAGGTTTAGAATTTATTGACTCATTGCAAGACAAGAGTATCAATTGGGGTGGTGGTTAATGTCTTATGAAAAAACTTAAATGGGTTTCTTCTATTATTTTATCTTTAGGATTGGTTTTAACATCCTTTAATATATATCCATTAAATATTTATATTCAATTTGTAGGAGTTATTGGATGGTTAGTTGTAGGAATAAAAACTAAAGATTATGCTCTAGTTTTTGTAAATGGATTTGGATTAGTATTTTTGTTTGCAGGAATACTATATTCTTATTAAGAATGAATTCAATACATCAAAGATTGAAACTTATTAACGACACAGTTAATTTTTATCATTCATTTAATAGATACAAAGAAAACACAAGAGAAGAATTGTTTGATTATTTATCTACACCTTTTTCTCTGAAGCAATATAAATATTTTTATAAAGAAAATAGAATGTCGGGTTTTATATCATGGGCATATCTAGATGAACTTAACGAAGAACATTACATGAAAACTGGTAAAGTAAATAATTGGAAGTCTGGTAACATTGTTTGGCTTGTTGATGTTTTATCTATGAATGATGTTAAATCAATCGTAGAATGGGGCAAGAAATATTTTACTGATAAGATAGGTAAAAATAAAAAAGTAAATTATTTAAGAATGGATAAAGATTTGAACATAAAAAAAATTTCATATTTATTAACTAAGGAGTTCTACTGATGGGTAGTGCAATCTCATCTGCATTAGGTGCAGTAGGTCAAGCTGTAATAACAGTTGGTATTTTAGTAGGAAACCCTGCGATGATATTAACTGGTGCTGTAATGGTAGCAGGTGCAACAGCATTAGCACCTACACCTGATATGCCGTCTCTTGATGCAAGTGCATATCGTCAACAATTGTCGAACACAAACTTGATGCAGAAACAACCTGTCACTACTAGGGAAACTGTTTATGGCTCTACAAAAAAATCAGGGTCTATTTTATTTATGGAAGCAACAAACAATAACAAAAGATTACATCTACTAATTGAGTTAGCATCACATGAAATACAATCTGTAGATAAAGTATATTTCGATAACGAAGCGTTAACATTAGAAGCAATAGGTAATGATGCAAATGGTATCGCTAGAAATAGAATTACATCTCCTGATAAGTATGTTAAAGAATCAGATTTTCCAAATTTACCTTTATCAATTTTTTATACTAGACAAGCTGTTGAATTCAAATTACATCTTGGTAGCGATGACCAATTAGCCGACCAAGATTTAGTTACACAAGTTTCTCATTGGACAGACGAACATAGGTTAAGAGGGATATCATATATCTATGCACAATTAGATTACGATGCTGATATGTTTCCAAATGGTCTCCCAAATGTAAGTGCAGAAATCAAAGGTAAAAAAGTTTTAGATTTTAGAACAGGTAGTACAGCTCATTCTAGTAATCCTGCATTATGTATTTATGACTACTTAACTGATACAAAACTAGGTTTAGGAATTAGCACAGACAATATTGATACAACATCATTTACAACAATGGCAAATTTATGTGATGAAAATGTAACTAAAGTTGGTGGTGGAACTGAGAAAAGATATACATGTAATGGTATTGTTTTCTCCAACAACACCCCAATGGAAATATTAAACAATATTTTAACAAGTTGTTTAGGTGTTCTATCATATTCTAATGGTAAGTTTATTTTAAAAGGTGGTCAGTATGTTTCACCAAGCATAACTTTAACAGACGATGATTTCGTATCACCAATAGCAATAGAATCTAAACGTTCAAGAAAAGATTTATTCAATACAGTCAAAGGTGTATTCAGGTCAGAAGAAACTGAATGGCAACCATCTGATTACCCAATAGTTACAAGCAGTACATTTACCGATGCAGATGGTGAAAGTATTTATGCAAATATAAATTTACCTTTCACAACATCGAGTGCTACATGTCAGAGAATTGCAAAGATTAGTTTATTTAAAAATAGACAACAAATAGTTTTATCTGCACAAATAAAAATGACTGGTTTCAAATTACAGGTGGGAGATACTGTTGCAGTAACAAATACAAGATTAGGATTTTCTAGTAAAGTTTTTGAAGTTGCTGAATGGAGTTTTAGTAATGACAACACACCAACAATAACAATAATACTTAACGAAACATCTTCATCAGTTTACGATTGGAACGCAGAAGAATCTGCTTTCGCTTTAGATAATACAACATTACCGTCACCCCAAGATGTTACACCTCCTGCTATGGTTGTAACAGATGAATTAAGATTATATGCAGAAACACCAATAACAGTTATGAAAGTAGTTTGCTCTAGTAATCAGGGAACAACTAATGAGTTTGAAGTACAAGCACAAAACACTAACGAAGTAGGAAGTGATTTTATTACTTTGGGTAGAAGTAAAGGTAATATATTTGAATTAGTAAATGCAGAAGATGGTGCTATTTATAATGTAAGAGCAAGGTCAATAAATGGTTTAAATGTTCATTCATCATTTACTACAACTACTCATGAAGTAATAGGTAAAACTGCACCACCATCTGATGTAACAAATTTTTCTAGTAATGTTGTTGGTGATGTTGTTCATCTTAATTGGACACCTATAACCGATTTGGATTTATCACATTACATTATTAGACATACACCTTTAACATCTTCAACTAAATTTGAGGAGGGTTTAGTAGTAGCTCAAAAGATTGGTAAACCTGCCAATAGTATTGTATTACCTGCACAGACAGGAACGTACATGATTAAAGCTATTGATGTATTGGGTATTGAAAGTGACAACTCTGCTAAAACAACAATAATACTTAATGCTATTAGTAGAGATTTTAATGTTGTAGCAACATCTACTGAATCACCAAACTTTACAGGCACAAAATCAGAAACAGAAGTAGTTACAAGAGATAGTGTTAAATATTTAGAAATTGTTGAGGGCAGAGTATTTGATAGTGGTATCGGAAACTTTGATGACAATACAGGTCTATTCGATGATGGTGGTGCAACAGGATTTAATTTAGATGGTACATATGATTTTCCTATATTCGATTTAGGTGGTATATACAACAGTCGTGTAATATTTACTTGTAAATATAACAGATATGATTTTGCTAATTTATTTGATTCTTTCGATGGTAACTTTGATTCTCAGGCAGGTAATTTTGATGGGGCATCCACTGAACATAATGATGTTAATGTAGAGTTACAAATAAGCACATCAACAGATGGCTCAACTTATGAATCTTATCGTACTTATGTTGTTGGAGATTACAGAGCAAGATATATAAAACTCAGAGCATTATTAACAACAACAAATAAAACAGCATCACCTGCTATCTATGAACTATCTGCAACAGTAGATATGCCTGATAGGACTATTGCAGAAGATGATGTTACATCAGGAGCAAGTTCAAAAGTTATTTCATTTTCACCTGCATTCAAATCATTACAGGGTTTAGGTATTCAAATTGATGACTTAAACCAAAATGAACATTATGTAATAACAAGCAAGTCAGCAACAGGATTCACAATTACCTTTTATCAAGGAGCAGGAACAGGAACAGCTATAACTAAAGATTTTGGCTATGTGGCAAAAGGTTATGGATATGTGGAATCGGCTTAATTAATCTGTTATATTGGGTTAAAATTAACACGGAAGTTATATGTCACAACATGATTTAGATATTGCAAACCAAACCTTTCCAAATACTAGGAGTGATTTAAACCTTGCTCTGAAAGCATTAGGTAGTAATTCAAGTGGTACATCAGCACCAAGCACAACCTTTGCAAATCAGTTTTGGTATGACACAGCAAATAATATTTTTTATATTCGTAATGAAGACAATGATGCAAACATTACAGTTATGGCATTAGACCAATCTAATGACACAGTAGAATATTTCAAATCAGATTCAGTAAGAACAACCTTAATAGAATACACAGATGGAGATGATGCACTATCAATTGCAGATGGTGGTGGATTAACAGTCAGCACTTCTTTAGATATGAATGGCACAGAATTGATATTGGATTCTGATGCAGATACTTCGATTCATGCATCTACAGACAATCAAATAGATTTTAAAATTGGTGGAGCAGATGACTTTAATTTTACTGCTAATACATTTAATGTTTTAGATGGTTCAAAAGTTTTAATTGGTGGTCAATCATCTGATAGTGTTGGTGGAGCAACTTGTAATTTACAACTTGAAGGCACATCAACAGCAAATTCATCTATAAGTTTAAAATGTAATACAAATGGAACAACTGCTCCAACATTAAGGTTTGGTAAATCAAGAGGAACATCATTAGGTTCTGATACTGTCGTACAAAGTGGTGATGAATTAGGTGTTATTGTTTTTGCAGGTGCTGATGGTACTGATACAGAAACACAAGGTGCTGTTATACTTTCTGCTGTTGATGGTACTCCAAGTGGCAATGATATGCCGACAAGATTAGCATTTGGAACAACTGCTGATGGTGCAAGTGGCACAACAGAAAGAATGAGAATTAATAGTTCAGGTGAAATATTATTTAACAAAACGACAAATAACTTTGGAACTGCAGGTATAACATTTAATGATACAGGCTCAAAAGTAGGTGTTGTAGAATTGATTGCAGATGGTCAAGAGCCATTAGCAATAAACAGATTATCAAGTGATGGTCTTGTTGTTGTCTTTCATAAAGATGGCTCTAGTGGTGGTAGCATATCGACAACAGCATCAAGTACATCTTATGCAACATCATCTGATTATAGATTAAAAGAAAATGTAGATTATACGTTTGATGCAACAACAAGATTAAAACAATTAAAACCTGCTAGATTTAATTTTATTGCAGATGCAGATAAAACAGTAGATGGATTTATTGCACATGAAGTATCAAGCATAGTACCTGAAGCTATAATAGGAACTAAAGATGCTACAAGAACAGCAACCAATGTTG